AAGAATTGAGTATCAGAAATGTATAAGTAATCTCCACATCTTATTTCTGGAGAAATATTACTATTAAATCCAGTCAAATAACCCTGGCTAGATACCAATGTATATGTAAATCTATCACCAGTTATTTTTACTTCATCTGAGAATTGAACATCACCAGATAAAATTACTGTATTTGAAATATTTCTTCCAATTAGTTGTCTAATATCAGAGAATTGATAAGTGTACACTTTAGAGACAGTTCCTTTATCTCTACCATCTACTTCAATTACTTCTCCCGATCTAAAATCTCCACTTACACCATACAGAGTTAATGTTTGACCAGTAAACGAAGTTCCAGAACTTAAACGAATAAATCCTGTTGCTCCACTACTTTTTCCTCTTACAATAGAACCACCTTCGATAGTTACTGATCCAGTTAAATATACTTTTGTAAATAGTGAAATGTCAAAAATGTGAGCATCATAATAATCATTTAAATTACCTTCCGTTACATCGCTTCCACTAGAAACAAATTCCCAACTTGCAATTCTAGCAAGTCCAATAACGTTTCCTGCAGCTGCTCCTGGAGTTGCAGTGAAAAGGTCTCTTAATTCTATCGTCTGATATGAACTGTCAATATCAGGACCACTTAAAGTTGGAGATCCATAGACATTGGAAACTTGAATATTATTTCCCAATTCAAATGGAATAATATTATTTTGTAATGATTTATATTCTCTTGGTTTGGGAAGATCTAAGTATACTGGAGAATCTCTAACAATAGGGTATCCCTGTAGATAAACTCTACCTGGTGAAATTTGAATAGTGTATAGATCTTCCGATGCTAATACCTTAGTATCGTCTGTGTATGTTCCAGGAAGATATACCCCGTTATTAAATCCATCGTTTAGGCATTCTCTAACCTTAATGTCAAATGGGGTAACCATAAAGTCACCAGCGATATCATATAGTTGAGAGGCAAAACGCTTCTCCAATTCATTATACTTAGTTTCATCAACTTTTAATTCTACTTTACCACGATTTAATCTTAAAAGTTCTAAGAAATTTTTATCTGCATCATCACCAATATCTTTTTTAACTAAAGAAGCATTAATTTTAAATCTATGTGCTCCAGGAGCAGCATAATTGGATGATCCTGCAGCATTATCATTTAACGAAGTATCATCTTCAGAAGTTATAATTGATTCTGATATTTCTAAACCAATTCGATATGATGGATTTTGAGCATATTGATCCAAGATTAAACTTTGATATTTTGTGTCTACAAAATATCCTCGTATGAAGTATACACCAGTATTAATATATGCAATAGATCCAATTTGTGTTGAATCATTTGGAATTAACTGTGCGACAGGAGTTCCAACTTCAATCAAAGTAGTACCAAAAGTAATTTCGGTATCAACAATAATTTGTTCGTTGTTTTGTAATTTTTTATTGGTCTTCTCTAATCCACCCGACTCAGTATATTTTACATATAAAGTAATAAAACCTTTTTCAGATTCTACAGAACTAATAGTGTTGATTACCTCTGCTTTTACACCACTAGTAAGTCCAGTTATAGTTGTTCCTAATAAACTTAAACGATAATTCTCTACTTCGGATCCCAAGAACGAAGATTGCAGTAAAACGCAATCGACATTATTATCCCAACCAACCTGGCCAGGTATAACCATAGATCCATCTTTAAATAAATGGGAACCTACGCTTTCTACCTGATTTTGTAAGATAGATTGTAGAGTTGTTAGTTCTCTTGCTTGGATAGGAAATCCAGGTCGGAAAAGAACCTTATAAAAGTTCTTAAACTTATCAAAGTCGTCATAATAAGGACTTACATTCAGGTTGGTGTTTTGTGCCATTTCTTTTCTATCTTTCTAATTAGAATTCGATAACAATTTTAATGTCTTCAATCTGATCGCTTGCGCGAGAAATCGATCTCCTATTATCTATATAGATAACTTCTCCAGTGTTTCTCTGGAGTTCTGGGAATGCATAACCAGATGTAAATCTCATTCCCAAATCATATTCAGTATTATTAATTGTTCTGGTTGATGTTCCAGGAACAGCAGGGAAGTTTACATCTGGTTCTCCAGAAGCACCAGAAGTAGATCCAGTAATCACATTACTACCATCAAATAAGTTTAATGATCCAGTAATTTCTGGGTAAATACCATCAATTCTATTTTGGTAAAACTTTAGAACTTTAGTAGTGGAATTCCAAGAAATAACTCTTCCTCTTGCTGTAATCTGTTGACCACCAACAGTCCTAGTTTGAGTAATAATTTCATCTACAACAAAATTTCCTTGAAATGTTGGTGAGAAAATTGTTGCCTTTGTTGCACTAAGAGTTAAATCCGATGATAACTCTTCAGTATTGTATTTGTATGGATTTAGTAGTAAACCAATTCTTCGATAATCATTATCAATTGGGAAGTCTCCAGAACCTTCCGAGTAGGATAACTTTGCGTTTACCATCACTCTGTATCCACCTAATTCGAAGGAAGGATTAAATCCATGACCACCTTGAGGTGGAATGATAACATCGATAGTTCCTCCAGTACCAGTTCCAATTCCATTGATAGAATCAACAATAATTTTACCAAAGGTATATTGTGTTCCTCCAGAAGTTACGGTAGCATTTACTATTTTACCTCCGTCAACAATGATAGAAACTCTACCACCTGTTCCGTCACCGACAATTGGTACATTATCGTAAGTTCCATTATTATAACCAGAACCAGAAGCAGTAATAACTACGGTATCAATTTCTCCAGCAACAGCATTACTCAATACCGAAGAATCTGATAGTACTGGTACATAATCAGAAGAGAAGAATTTTAAAACTTGAGCAACGGGAATAGTATACATATACTTCCATCTATAACCATCTGCAGTAGTTACAATTGAAGTTGAAGTTCCAGTTGGTTCAATTGTAGATGGTTTTCCATTTGGATCGGATGGTGAAGTTCCATTGTAGATACACTTATATACTTGATATGTTGAATTAACAACATAAAAATCTGCATCATATAGACGAGTTGATCCCGATGCCGCTGTCTTAGTTGGAGAATAGTCATGACGATACATATCGTAAATAAAACCCAGACCACCAGTAGTTTTTTCTGGTGGAGTCCAATCTATTCTACGAACAACTTGAATGGTATCGTTTGATAACACTCTTTTCAGTGAAATCATATCATCATACAAATCACTATATTCCTCAAAACTATCGATAGCTTGTGGAGGATTATTTTCATTATCCCAAGGTTGAGGTCTTCCAATAAAAATATATAAACGATCTCTATCCGATCCAGCAATTAAATCTGTTGCTTCTGGATCTGGACCTTCAAGTGACTTAATAAACTTTCCTGCCGAGTAAATTCGGAATTGATCTGTAAGAAGTGCTGACATTAATTTATCCCATGAATGGTATGATTCCCTATATTGTATTTAGTTGTTAAAATTTGTCATTTCTAACTCTAGTTAAGTAATCCACCGAAAGTATTCTCCACAATCCGCCATTACCCCCTGCAATTTTCTCTCCACCTAAAATAGCTTGTGCAATAGCTCCAGAACCAGATCCAGATGTAAATGTTATTGCTGGTGCAGATGTATAACCATATCCACCAACATCAACCGTGATATTAGTTATTTGGTCTGCTGTCAACTGTGCAGTAGCAGAAGCATTTACTATTGAGGTTGGTATATTGACTGTTACTGGTGAAGCATAACTATTACCAGTATCTAAAATTCTAATATCGGTAATTGTTGAATTTGATGAAAACTCATAGATAAATCCAATTTCAGGATCTCCAGTATCATATGGTACTGGATTATTAACAACTAAAATTTTAGTATTAGGATTCCAAGAAACAACGGTAGCTTCAATGAGAGAATCTATACCAGTGATAGTTTCTCCAGGTACAAAATCTATTCCATTGTAATTATTTGGATTCCTCATATCCATTGTTATCTGTATAAATGCTGGATGTTCAACACCTTCATTCAATAGTCCAGCATCAGTGATCGTTGGAGTTTTAAAAGGTACGCTAGAATCCTTAATAGTGTCTCCAGGTACAAATAGAGTAGTATT